GTAGATTCGCAAAATGGATGAAGGAAAGCGCCAAATTTGGTGGTTTTCACGCAGATGTTAGTGTATTTAACCCAACTGTCTGGAATCAAATGAAGACAAATATTGTACCAGATGGTGACATACTTACACATTCATTGACCTACAACGACACACAAGTGGTCATCTCGTCATGGGAATATTCAACATCTACAACACTACAGCGCAATCTTATGGGATGGCGAAAGTGGATAACCTCTGAAGGCACCATCATATGCTTTGGCATGACAACTGGTGTTGTAAAAGGACCAAACCGAAATCCTTTGATAGTTGAGGCCTACAGTTCATTTACAACAATAGATGGACTATCTCAACAGTACCCAATCCTCCAGATAGAAGCAGGTGGCGGTTATACCTCCCCTTCTCTACCTGAATTACCGACCAATTACAGATTACTACGAATCACTGACATGCCACCAACAAGTGTGGCCATTGAAGGATTCCGTAATCCAACTGCGACCGACAATTCTACCCTTCTTGCTATCTTTGCTCAGTACAACCATCTACCAATTACATTATGCCCACAATTCACCATAATTGACAATAGATCAGTAACTGGAATACTTAGAGTCCGTTACTTACAAGAGTATAGAGTTTTTGTAGTCGCTGTGGCTTCACCATCAGCGTACTTAGTCATACCACAAGAAACACGAAATATGACCATTTCAAAAATTTCCATTGTCGAACGTACCACCGATTTCCAAATTACCAACACTGACACCTTTGTTAACCGTGAGGGACCAAGCTTCACTTCGGTCCTCACCTCTCCAATACGTGTAACCTCCAATGCATGGATGGCACTGGCAGGAGGTGGGTTATCTGGGATTGGACAAGGGCTATCACAGATGGCTCAAAGAGATCACGATAAGCTAATGCAACAGAATCAATTTGCTCACAATAAAGAGATGCAGCAGTATGGATTCGGACATGAACAAGCAATGCAAGGAAACATGTTCCAATTCAATCGCGAAGTCTTAGCTAGTCAGCAGGATTTTGCCAAGATGATGCAACAGAGCAATTTTTCATATGGAATGCAGCTCCAAGATCGTGAATACCAAAATATACAACATACCAACGCACTACAATCGCAAAATAGGTTGATGGAGCGCGGGCTATCAGCTAGAAGTTTAACACTAACTTCCACTATGCCCGGTACTTCATTTGCTTAGACCGTGACTATAATATGCGCCGCACTTGCCCGATGTAAACCGAAAGGTGAAAAGTCATAAATGTGCAACCTATAATAATCACCTCTAGAGTGTGCTAAGGACGAGCACTTGAGAGTAATAAGTCTTAAATACCTATAAAATTTATCC